AATTGATCCTTTGGTCATTCTGGTGAATGGTTTATTCATACTTGTATAACCAGTATAGTTACCTTTACCTGCACTGGAAAAGGCAAGGTCAAAACAAGCGGACTGGTTAGTTTGATGTTTAGGAATCTGAACGTCTGGGTGGGTTTTCCACATTTTCAATACTGTCATAATAAACTCACTTTCTTATTCTGTATATCTTTTCTTACCTAATGAATACTTAGCAACCAGGTTCCATTCACCTTTCTCACCATATGAAATGATCTTAATACGGTTGAGAGGTGTTAGTGGTTCTTCTGATTTACTTTTATCAACTAAAGTAACCAAACCCCATTCTGCTAAAAGATTGGCAATAGTATTACGACGACCTTTATCCTCTTCACTGAAATCGGTTGGTTTGCCGTCTAACATGAACATTTCTTTAAAGTGTACCAAGTAATAGTGACCCTGTTTATGTAGAATATGGCAAGATTGATACAAGGTCTTGTCCTTCTTAGACGCCACTCCAATACGGGTTAACGTCTCTTTCACCTTCAGAAAGGCCTGGGGGTCAGGAAGTTTAACTTCCACGAACTCGTCTAGGTTTACTGTCATTTAAGCCACCTTTGTTAATTGCTTTTCTTATTTCTTCTAACTGGGTAGCGCCCAACAGAACCATAACATCTTTTGCTTTTTCATAAGAGTAGTTATAATACTCCCTTACTGCTTCCAAGTTATCAATGGTTTCACGCTTTTCCCATTTTTTAAATGGACGTTTGTATCCACGGATACTATTTAGCAAATAGTGGTATTGAAGAGTTCCTGGTAAACTTGGATATCTATTCATCTCATTGGCTTGGAGAATACAGTCATAATGAAAAGATAACGCCTTGTTTACCACATAGGCGTTATAGTCCTTTTCAGTTTCTAGAACATCCTTTTTATTCTGAAGAATGGAAGGTATGATATCTTTGAATAGATCAGTCAACGATAGTTCTCTCTTTCATATAGTTATATACTTTTTCTATTGCTTCAATCGTATCACCTAACATACCTATACCTAGATTACACTCATTACAAACCCAACCACGAAACATCTTTGTTCTTTTATCATGATCACAACACATTCCCATTTTCAATCTTGTTGGATTGTATTCTACTTTCTTTCCACAACAATCACAAACATCTGGACGTGGAGGTGCTGTTCTCTTAATGTCTCTTAGTTCTTTAAGTCTTAGGTTTTTACACTTCTTACAAATACAATCTCTCTTGTCTAGGTTACTACGCTTGGATGAAAATAAATTTAAAGGATAAATATTTCCACAGTCAATACATTGTTTTGATACTCCAAGAACAGGTATATCAAACTTGATGTCTTTATCTTCCTCATCAAAAAACTGTGCTAGATTAACTGACTTACCATAAGTTCTATCAGTCATATCTCCTTTAATTCTATCGTTCATTTGACCTCACATTCAACCATTAGTTCGGTTAAACAAGCAACCAAGTTAATCTCTTGATCTGCCACAAATGCTGCCTGATACTGATACTTGGCAAGAGTAATCACCGCAGCAGGAATGGACTCTGGCTTTAGATAGTCATTCAATCCATCATAGATATTACGAAAGATACGAGAGGCATCAACATCAGAGTTCAGAACAACCCACTTACGCATAGCACCAAAGTCTTTCTCCTTGATGTTACGAATAAGTTCATCTAACTTGCGAACATCATCAACCTGACCAAGAACACCAGCATTAATGTTTCCAGTAGTAGAATACCTTTGTAACTCGTTAAGAGTCCTACGATAGTCTGGGAAATATCGTTCAACAATCTTTGCCAATACCTGCTTATCATAATCAATACCCTCTTGTGATAAGATATTAGTTAGTCTTTTAAACATTTGTGTGGCCATCTTGGCCTTTTCATCACCTTTCAACGCAAAGTCAATAACAGAACAACGACTATGCAAGGCATCAATCAATCGTGCCTTAAAGTTACAAGTGAAGATAAAGGAGCAATTCATAGAAAACTCCTCTATTGCTCCACGCAGGCCCGCCTGTGCCTCTGGTGTAAGGTAATCAGCCTCGTCGAGGATAATAACCTTACGACCACCAGTCAAAGAAACTGTAGAGGCATAACCTTTGATTTTAGTTCTAAGTGTATCAACACCTCTTTCATCAGAGGCATTGATAAAGAGATGGTTAAGTCCAACCTCTTCACACATGGCTCGGGCAACAGTGGTTTTACCACAACCAGCCGAACCAGTTAGCATTAGATTAGGTATATTTTCATTCTTCACATACTCCTGAAACACCGATTTAAGGCGTTCAGGAAGAATACAGTCCTCAATCTTATGAGGACGGTATTTCTCCACAAACAAAAATTCTTCCATTAGGATGCCGTCTTTTCCATTACAGTGGTGTAAAACTCTTCAAAGTCCGTATTCTCTTGGACCTCTTCTTTAAAGTTGGCACGGAAGTAGGCCCGAGACATACGGCGGAACAACTTCTTATCAATACCGAGTTTATCGGCAATCTCATTTGTGGTTTCTTTTTGTAGTTCTCTTTCAGCACCAACACGGGTCATGGAGTCATTCATCTCCATAACTGCCTTACGGAGTACCTTGCGGTCTTCATCCGTTAGACCTTGAACCGACCGTTGCTGCTGGTTATGTCCAATCATACTCATTAATCCACCTCAATAATCGCACTAGGGTTAATACAAACATATCCATTTGCTGCTACAACGGCAACACCGCCGCCGTCTTTACATTTTTGGATATACAGTTCATGGAGAGCAACATTGTTAGCAATCACATAAACAAACGCCACGATGGTGGCGCCTGTAAAGGCCATCAATAACATATCATAGATTTTGCTAGGCATCACTTTGTCTCCAAAGCAACAAAGTATTTCAATGTCTTCTTGGCGTTCTCAAACTTGGCGAAAGCACCATTTTGTAGTTCTACATTGTAATCATCTGGAAGCAACTTTAGGTTCTCTGTCTTAAATGTTGCAACAAAATCCTGGCCAGCATAGTCACCAATCTTCATAGAACCATGGTTCGATGTATCGTTGGCACGTTCGTGAATACGGAGAAGCAGGGCACCGTCTTTACCAACCACTGACAAATTAGGAAGGGCATTTTGTAGAGCAACCTTTAGGAGTTTCTGTAAGGTTACATTCGTTAATGTGAAAGTAACATCAACCGATTTAAGAACCAACTCTTTGTTAGGTGGTGTTACGATTAGATTAGGTGAACAACCACGATAAGTCAAAGCAAGTTCTCCATCATCTAAAGTTACCGAATCCTTAGTAAAGGTTAACTCAGGGTTCTTTAGTGTTGTTAGATTACCGAGGAACTGATTGAGGTCATAGATGCCGAATGTTTCATCAAATGAGTCCTCAAGAACCGCCTCAACAAGGACAGACTTATCTGGATGAATGGTCTTTTGTGTCTTACCTTCGGCAAGGACAACACCACTATTAATTGAGGCAAAGTTCTTTAGAACTGCCAAGGTATTTTCACTTAGTTTCATTATATACTCCTTGCATCAAACTGAATGATGAAATATGGTACGAGGTTTTTCGTGTAATGTCAAGATGGTTTTCATATTTACTTTAAGATCATCTAAAGTTCCTTCATTATGTATTACAAAGTCTGGATCATATTTGTTCCAGGCAGTTTCCGAAATATGCATATTGGAAAGTTCTTCTGGTGTCGGGTCATCACCTCGTTTTACTCGGATAATCTTACCGCCGGCACTCCGTATGAAATCAATCTCATTAGGAAAACGGCAGTCCGATATAACCACATCTTCATATCCAGATATGCGTTTTTCTAAGGCAGCAATCCAGATGTTATCTGCGATATTGTTCCGGCATGCCTCACTACCCATTTTCTGAAGAATGAGGCGAGGTGTGACCTCGTAACCAAACTTATGTGACCACCACGGATCCATTCTTTCACGAAAGGCCCGTGATGCATTACTATCACCTTCTAAAAGACCCCGTGGCCATACAAAGATGGAGGCCACGGCATCTTTTAAAGCATCAGCAAAAGCAAACTTGTGATAACCATATTCTCTCACAAGGATATCACCAACAGTTCCCTTGCCTGATCCGATAAATCCGACCAGGCCGATGATCATCTTAATGAACCTGAAAGTGATGCAACGGCAGCAAGATCACCTTGGAATGAATATGTACCAACGTGTGTTGTCTTCATCCATGGGCATAGCCATACCTTAATACCAATTGCTCTGGCATTTTGACAGAACATATAATCCTCAGAAAGGTAACGATGTGATTGAGGATCAATGACAGTATCAAAGTAAGCATGAATATACCGTGAACCGTCAAAGTTGTCCTGACCAATGTGGTCTGGCTTATAGTTGAGATGTGGATATTCTTCCGCATACTTCTCAAATACTTCACGGGCAATCAGCATATAACCTGTACCAATCTCCATAACCTCAACTGGTTCGGTTACCTTGAATGATGTGGTACCTGGAACTGGATTGAAAACGAAGTCGCCTGTAATCTGGTCGAGGTCACGAGGATTAAACTCAGGCTTGTCAACATTCTTTTTAACAGCATTGACGATGTTATTCCAGTTAATTGACTTCTTTGGATAAGGACCACCGATGATCTCACGGTCTAATGCCAATAAAGCAAAAGCATCTTGTGGATTAAACTGAATATCAGCATCAATGAAAAGTAGATG